TGGCAAAAGACAAGTTCGACAAGAAAGGAATCGCCAAGTCATTGTACTTGGATGGCAATTACACACAGGAAGAGATTGCGGATAAGGTAGGCACGACACGGCAGACCATATCGCGCTGGATAAGAGAGGGAAATTGGGAGGAACTGAAAGCCTCGCTCACCGTAACCCCTTCACAAATCATCGCACAGTTCCAACACCAAATAACAGAGATAAACCGTAACATCAATGAAAGGGAGGAAGGCAAACGTTTTGCCACTCCTGCTGAAGCTGATGCACTGGCCAAACTCGCCGGGGCAATCAAGAAGCTGGAGAACGATGTCGGTATTACTGACTGCGTGGGTGTCGGTATGCGCTTTCTCAGTTGGCTTAGACAGTTTGATGTTGAAAAGGCTATCGAATACAATAACCTTTTCGACGCATTCATTAAGGATATAGCAGGACAGAAGAAATGACACAGGAAGAGAGACAAGCCTTACGGAATTGGGAGGAATTCCACAAGGCATTCAATAGCGATATGCTCGTTGACAATGGGCTGACAAGGCACGATATAGAGAAGCGAAAGAAACAGCTGGAGAAAGACCCTGTTGCTTGGATTAAATACTTCTTTCCCAAATATGCCAAATATGAGTTCGCACCGTTCCACATCAAAGCGATACACCGCATCATCGAACACGATGAGTGGTACGAGGTACTTTCGTGGTCGCGTGAGCTGGCAAAGTCCACCACAGCGATGTTCATTCTTATGTATTTGGCACTTACCGGGCGCAAGAAGTTCTTTGTGCTGGCCAGCGCAACCATATCCTCCGCAACGCGTTTGCTGACCCCTTATCGCCTTACCTTTGAGAACAACCCTCGTATCCGTCAGTTCTACGGCGAACAGGTAACCATTGGCCAATGGACGGAAACAGAGTTCACCGCTCGATGCGACGCAAAGTTCGTAGCCCTCGGTGCTGGTTCTGCTCCTCGTGGTGCGAAGAATGAGTCTGTGCGTCCTGATGTTATCTATATGGACGACTACGATACCGATGAGGATTGCCGTAACCCGGAGACGCTCAAGAAGAAATGGGAATGGTTCGAGGGTGCATTGTACCCGACACGTTCCATTTCAGAGCCGACATTGATATTGTGGTGCGGTAATATCATCGCAAAGGACTGCTGTATATCCCGTGCCGGAAAGATAGCGAAACATTGGGACGTTATCAATATCCGCGACAAGAACGGACACTCTACATGGCCAGCCAAGAACACGGAGGAGATGATTGATACCGTACTGTCCAATATCTCAACCAAAGCTGTACAGGCCGAGTATTTCAACAATCCTGTGGCCGAGGGAAAGATATTCAAGAACCTGCCATACGGCAAAGTGCCACCGCTCCATAAATTCAAGTTCCTTGTAGCCTATGGAGACCCTGCCTATTCGGATAGCAAGAAGAAAGCCAGCAGTACCAAATCACTATGGCTTGTCGGTAAGTTGAAAGGAGTTTATTACATCATCAAGGGCTTCCTTGCACGCGAGACCAATGCCAACTTTATTGGCTGGTACTTTGAGCTTCATAAATATGTAGGCGGTAAAACAACGGTCTATTCCTACATTGAGAACAACAAATTGCAAGACCCATTCTATCAACAGGTATTCAAGCCTTTGCTTCGGGACGAGGTGGAACGTCGCAAGATACAGCTCTACATCAAGGGCGACGAGCGCAAGAAGACCGACAAGGCAACCCGTATCGAGGCGAACCTTGAGCCGATAGACCGCAATTGTCAGTGGGTGTTCAATGAGGAGGAAGAGAACAATCCTATGATGCAGGAACTCCGAAACCAATTCAAACTGTTCGAACTCTCCCTGCCATATCCTGCCGACGGCCCGGATAGTATCGAGGGTGCTGTCACTATGATAGACAACAAGACCTTGGAAATGGAGCCTGTGGTAACCGTCAGTTACGATGAGATAAACGAATCAAACCCTTATAGAATGTAATCACTATTCTTATACGACTATGGACAACTTTATAAACATAAACGACTACGACGCAAGTATCCACCGCGAAATATTGGATGCGCTGTTACGCAAGGAGAGTGCCAACTACGACCCTCAGATTATCGAGATTTGCGAGAATCGTGCCATTGCAGAAATGCGAGGCTATCTGAATAAGTGCTATGACTGTGATGCGCTTTTCTCCGCACAGGGAGAGCAACGCAATCAGTTGGTGCTGATGTTCGCCCTTGACATTACCATCTATCACATCTTCTGTCAACACAATCCTTACAAGATTTCCAAGATAAGGGAGGAACGCTACAAACGTGCCGTAGAGTGGCTGAAGGGTATAATGAACGGCGATGTCACTATTGACGGAGCACCGACGCTGCCCGAAGAGGTGTTGCAGGACAATAGCCGTTGGCAGATAGATGCGGATGAAGTCAGACCAACATTTTTATAAGATATGAAAAATACTTTTAAGAACAAAAGGGCTACCAAGCCCGCTAAAAAGCGCATAACGCAGGGTGGTATGGCAGTTCTCCCGGGAGAGCGTCAACCCGACGTTGTATTGCAGATGCCGGAGGTGTTCTATTTCGATATGAATGCCTATATGAACTCGGTCAAGTCGGCTAAGAGTATAGACTATTCCAACAGGGTACGCTTATATGATATGTACGAAAGTGCCTTGCTTGACTTGCACCTATCGGGTGTTATCGCCAAGCGTCTGCGAGGGGTTACCAAAATTCCTATCGAATTTCAACGTAACGGAAAACCAGATGACGCTATCAATGCTCAGCTGCGTTCTCCTTGGTTTAAGGAACTACGCAAGGATTTGTTATGGTCGGAGTTTTGGGGATATACGCTCGTTCAGTTCTTTTTGGACGATGATGGGAACATACGCTACGAACTTATAAATCGTAAGCACTACGACCCAATTCACCGAAAATTACTCAAGTTTCAAGGTGATATGGATGGTTTGCCCATTGAAATGTTTCCCAATATGCTGTTCGTGGGCAAGGAACGTGATTTGGGTATCTTCGCGGAACTCCTCCCGGCTGTGCTCTACAAGCGTGGCAATATGTCCGATTGGGCGAGATTCTGTAACATATTCGGTATGCCAATTCGTGAGTACACCTACGATGCCGGGGATGAAGAGGCACGCAAGCGACTCATCATCGATGCGAAAAGGCAGGGCGCGAATGCGGTATATATCCATCCCAAGGAAAGCGAACTGCATCTTATTGAAGCCGGAAACAAAACAGGTTCCAGCGACCTGTACAAGACTTTTGCCGACTATTGGGATAGCAAGATGTCTATCCGTGTGCTTGGTAACACGTTGACCACTGATGCAAAAGAAACAGGAACACAAGCTCTTGGCAGTGTGCATAAGGAGGAAGAGGACGAAATGAATGCCGATGACCGCGATTTCATTCTCGACATTCTCAACTATTATATGCGCCCGATATTCGCTGACCTCGGTTTCAATGTGGAGGGTGGCGAGTTTGTCTATGCCAAGAAGGACAAAATCAATCCGTCGCAGCACATCGACATCGTGCAGAAACTCTCATCGATGGGACTTCCCATTTCGGACGATTACCTCTACGAGACCTTCTGTGTGGAGAAGCCGGAGAACTACGACCAAATGAAAGCCGAAAAGGAAGCGGAAAAAGCAGCCATCAGAGAGCAACTTGCTTCGCCCAAAGAGAAAGACGAAAAGCCCGGCAAAGACGATCCAAAAGACAAAGGTAAAACATCGTTCAAACAGCGTTTGAAAGGTTTTTTCGGGATAGCCCCGGAAACGGACGGGGCGGATTCCGACTTTTGATGGATAACCTCTACTACGAAGGTGAGCAGCCACGTTTCAGCAACGCTTCCGAAGGTATCCGTTTCTCTCCCGATGTGTTGGGTACATTCCTGCGGAAGATATATCACGGCTTCGATACAAGCAGCGACATCGAGCCTACCGCGTGGCGCGAGGCATTGCGCTTGATAAACGAGGCTACCGTTGAGGGCTTGAGTCGGGCAGATGTGCCACCGACTCACGAAGAGGAGTTCTACAGGGAACTGCGCCACTCCAATGAGGTGTTCGCTGCTTTCAAGGTTCATTCTATGGGTGAGAAGATGGCTGCAAAGCTCATGACACCCGATGGCAAACTGAAACCATTTCGTCAGTGGGCTGAAGAAGTACAAGGGATATCCTTGCACTATGTAGGCAGTTGGTTGAGGACAGAGTACGACACCGCCATCATACGCGCCCATACAGCAGCAGATTGGCGACGCTTTGAACGCGACAAGGATATAATGCCCAACCTACGTTGGATGCCAACAACATCACCCGAACCGGACAGCGCACATCGTGTCTATTGGCAAAAGAAACTCACTTTGTCTATTGACCATCCATTTTGGAACCGCCACCGTCCGGGTGACCGTTGGAACTGCAAGTGCACGTTGGAACAGACCGATGAACCTGCCAATCCCGACGTTTTGGACGACATCGAGGAGGCTCCATCACAAAAAGGACTTGAGAACAATCCCGGTAAGGATGGCCACACGTTCAACGATACACACCCATACTTCCCGAAGAGCTGCGCTCAATGCCCGGCATACCGCAAAAGCGACATAAAGAACCGCCTTCTAACGCTGTTTGAGAACCGTAAAAAGGACTGTTTCAATTGTCCGTTTATTGATGGCTGCTTAGAACTGGCCAAGAACGATGGCTTTGTTGTCAAGAACGAGTACAGGAATGGAGGTAAACTATTGATACACCCTAATGCGGATAAAGATAAAGCAGATTATCATCCCATAGTAAATATAGGACAGTATTTTGCCAAACAAGGACAGTTCGTTAAAATAACTCCAAGAGTCCATATTAAATCTACGGATTATAGGTCAATCTATGGAAGGCTTATTGGAACTAAATATGAGGGTAAATGTCCCGATATGCAAGTTGGCGACAGATTTTATGAATTTGAAGGATTTACAAAACCTTGGAAAAAGAAGAAGGTGGGTAGAATGCTTTCGCATGGAATGGAACAATCCCCTTATATCATTATAGACAATTCCAAAGGTGGTTCAGACAGATATATTAGAAGAGCTATTATGGCACGAATGAATTTGTCCAAAGGTATAAAAGAAGTTTGGCTGTATGAAAGAGGAAAGGTTAGACCGTTCTATATTGAGGGGAAATTCGTATAAAAAACAACAGGGAAGCAAAACTTCCCTGCGAGGCAACGTGCCGTAGCACATGCTAACTTCTTACGAAGCTGATGCAAATATATGCATTTACTTATTAAACACCAAAGTAATACGAATGTTTTTTATTGTTTTTATGCAAAATGAGCAATTCAAAGGAACTCCAGCGCAAAATTGAGCGTCTGAAAAAGAAAATAGAACGGGAGGTTTACGACAAACTGCCTCGCAAGGTGGGGGCGGTTGCTGTCAACCATTTCAAACAGAACTTCCGAGAAGGCGGCTTTGTCGATGGAGGCGTGCAACCTTGGGAGAGGACACGCAGACAAGACGGTGAAGGAACGTCTGCCAAATACTCTCCGCTGACTTCACGACGTAACCCCCTTATGCGTTCCATTCAGTCTGAACCGGGACGTGGAGTAGTGACTATCACCAACCCGGTTGAATATGCTGCCATACACAACGAAGGTGGTACTGTTGAAACCAATCCCACTGTAACACCCAAAATGCGTAAGATGGCGTGGCGTAAAGTCTATTCGTTGGCTGGAGTCCGTGAGGATGAGAAACTGCCGGAGGAACTGCCCGAAGAGGCTGCAAAGTGGCGTGCGTTGGCTCTGACAAAGAAAAGCAAACTCCACATCGAAGCCAAAATCCCTAAACGTCAGTTTATGGGTGAAAGCAAGGAACTGACAGAGAAGATAAACAAAATGATTACAGATTCAATAAACAATATTAAAGATGGAATCAATGATTTGTAAGCTCGTTGCACACATCAACGAACAGATGCCGGAACTCTCAATGGTAGATGAAGACTACGGCCAGCTTGAGAACTTGGAAGATGAACGCAGGGATATGTACCCTATAACATTCCCTGCCGTACTGATTGAGAACACCGAAACAGAATGGAGCAACATTGCAGGGAAAAGTCAGAAGGGCAATGCACTTTTCCGTGTTCGGCTCATCATCGACTGTTACGATGACACTCACGCAGGGTGTGGTACAGAAGGTGCTGTACAGGAACGTGAAGATATGAGGAGCAAA